GCACTCTTTGGTCATACATATATTGAGAATTTCCATTATCATAAACAAGTTACGCCCTAACCGTGACAGTTCACTGCAGATAATAATATCATCTTTTTTTACTTTTTTTAGCAACTTGCCCAATTGACGTTTGCTATAACTTTTTGTTCCGCTAATAGTTTCTTCAATCCAATCATCTATTAACAACCCTTTCTTCACGCAAAAGTTTGTAATTTCAAATCGCTGGTTCTCTATTGTTTGTTTATCGGAACTCACCCGAATATATCCGTATACCATAATTATCAATTCATTTATTTTAGCCCCCGCTCACGGCTCGAACGTGAGTGCTTGCCTATCGGGGTGCACAATGGACAAAAATTACAACGTTTCTTATTTTACTTTAAAACTTGTTTATTCCTCATTATCAGGTTCAGGCAAATCAAGATTGAAATTATCCATACACATCTGCCTTACTTGTTGTTTAAATTCCTTTTCCCATTCATAAGTGCTTAACTTGGTGCTACTCACTGGCACTCGTTGTATCTCACCAGTAGCAGGATTAGGACGCTCCTCATAATTACACAAGGCTTTCAGTACATTATGAACCTCATTAGGAGGGTAAAACTCGCCCCAAGTGTCATTGATAGCTTGTTGAATGATAGGTATCCAAACGCCCCAATAGAAAGCATTTTGTTGTACGCTTCGTTTCTTGCTTCGCCTCTCAATGGTGATATTGATATTTGTATCCTCAAATGAAGCTATAGCATTTTGTATAAGATTGCGATTTTGCACCAATTTGCCGTTTTTTACGTTGCTCGGAATGGTTATCTTTTTCATTGTTATTCATCAGCTTTTTCATTATAATTCGCAAACTGCCACCCTTGCGACATAAGTAGCTTTATATTTTCCTTTGACAAATAATTATCATACTTTCTTGTATAACTATCACCATAACCTCCTCCTGTAAATGTGTTTTGTTGTAGATATGGTTTTATTTTATCAATTTTATCTGGTGTATTGCGCCATTCGCTTGACCTTTTATCATCTGCCGAGTCTTGTTCTACATAATGAAATATAACATCGTTAGTGTAGTCATAATATACTACTTTGAGGAATATTGTATTTTTGTATCTTTCCTTATTATACTCAACATATTCATTCGTACCTTCTCTATCTTTCAACTCGACATACATTTGTGAAATATAAGTACCTTTGTCATTTTGATATAGAACAAAATGTTTATCGTTTTCAACTATAAACTTCATCAATTCAGTCGTCTTAATACGTAGCTCATTAGCAAGATTACTAATGTACGGCTTCTTATTAAAAGCTACTTTGTATAACTCAAAACACTCTTTTATATCTTTTAAGTTTAAATTTTTCATTTTGTCTTTATTTTGAAAGCAAGGCAGGACTCGAACCTGCTACTATCCCGATTGATACTTGCTTTTTTGTTGTTTCTTAATACGGCACGCCGTCTTGTGCGGGTGCTTGTCCGTACTGGTTAAACATTTGCCCCTGCTGATATTGCGGTTGCCCTTGTGGCGGGTACGCTTGTGCTTGTTGAGGCGGTGCGTATTGCGATTGCTGTGGGTAACCTTGTGGATGTTGCTGGTACTGAGGCATAGGCTGCTGTTGTTGCGCTACATTCGTGGTTTGAATGAGTTCAATTTTCCAACCCTCAATTGTGTTGAAGTACTTAACCTCGCCTTGTTGGTTTGTCCACTCTCTACCGCGTAAGTTAAAGTGTACCCTTACATTCTGACCTACTTTCAAATTGTTGAGCAAATCACAACGCTGTTGCGTGAATTGTATGAGAATATCATTAGGATATTGCTCTTCTGTGGTGATAACTAAATCACGCTTTTGAAAACCGTTTTGCCCTACTGTTTCGGGGGCAAATATTTGTTTAATTCGTCCTTGTATTTCCATAGTATTTTAATTTTCAACTGTAAAACCGATTTCTTCACCTAATCGTTCAACTTCGTTTGATAACTGAATAACATCAGGGTCTTTTTTTATTTCTTCCAAATTATACAAATACCGATACCTTTCTTCAAAATAAATCAAAAGACCTCTTGTAATAAGACACTTTTCTTTTGTTGCTTCAAGTGCTACTTTGATTTCTTGTAAAGCACTCATTATTTTGTTTTTGTTTTCCATAGTTATAATAAAGGTTTTGCGATTTCTAATAGTTCTTTTTGTTCTTTAAAGAATTTGTTTCTTATTTTTTTGCTTTTAAAAGATAAAACACGGGGATAATTTATTGAAGTTGGTTCAATTACAAAATCATCATTACAACAAGTCTCTATTGTGTATTTAATTGTTTTATCACTATCCCAATCAGGTTGCCAACCCTCACTGTAGTAGTCTCTGAGAAATAGAAGTTTTAAAAGTGCCACTACTGCATCAGCAAGTTCTTTATTAGGAGCTACTAAATTTTCAGGTAAATAAATATAGTTTCTCTCTTTGACTATATCCTCATAAGTTGGTATAGGTGCTTTTTGTTCAAAGCCTTCAAAAATGTAAGGTTTTGTAGCAAGCGTTGGTTTAATGTCTGTATAATAACGCCCATCTGTGGTGTAAGAAAGTTCATTTATTTCCAACCCTTTATAATGTACCTTAATAGGATAATCATCAGACTCAACAACGCTTATAACTTTTCCTTCCTTATCTGGAAACACTAATTGGTCATAAACCTTCATCCCTACTTTAAATACTGTTTTCATTTGCTTAAAAAAGCCGTTACTAAAACGCTTAGGTGCGAAAACCTCACGACTGCTGGTTTTACTATAATGATTTCCATACTATCGGTTAAGATAGTCCTTGTGCTCATTCGTGTTTATAAAAACTTCGACTTTTATGCAGTTCTAATACTTCGCTGCTTTCCTTTCTGTTTGCCTCAATAAACGCCCTCGCTTGCTGTATGCTAAGGTGTGTATTGATATTGCCGTACGCGTGCGTATATTCGCCCTTTGCGTGTGCTTCTTCTATAGCCTGCTGTATGTACTCCTCGCAGTAATTATGCTCAATAGCGTACAAATCATAACCTTTGGCGATGATACCCTCCAAGTGTACCGTATCAGTAGCGTGGAATATCTTTTGCCCACTATTGAGGAATATCCGCCAACCTACATTTGGCACGTCGTGATACAGTTTCACTGGCGATACTTTAAACGCCCCGTAATCGTATAACCTACCCACTTGCAGTACATCAATATTGTTTAACCCCTCCAACCTCTCTAAGAGAAAATCAGCACAAGCAATGCGCAATGTAGGTCGCTCGGCTTGTAATCGTTGTAAGGTTCGCAACTTTAAATGGTCGCCGTGCTGGTGCGTGAGTAACACAATTTTCAAAGAACGTTTTACTGCTTCTAAGGTTTTGAGAGTAACGCCACAATCTACCATTATTGCCTTGTCGTATATCACAGCGTTACCCTCGCTACCTGAACTAATTACTTGTACTTGTATCATTCTTCAAAATCAACATCTTGAATAACATTGTTTATAATGACCTCACAATATGAATCTTCATAGTAAGGAGACATATTAGCATTCTGTTTTTCCATTTCTTCAAAAGGGTTGTCGTACTTTTCAAAGATTTTAACAGCCTCTTGCTCTGTTTCTGCTTCAATCTCTATGCTATAATCAGCTATTATTGTGTGCCTGAATTTGATAGTGTGTTTCATCGTTTTTGTTTTTATACTTGTTTAAAATCGACTTGCTTTGGAGATGGTGCACCTGCTACTGGTTGCGTTATAGGTTGTACCGCTTCAGGTTCAGTAGGCTCGTTTTGCTCGATAACCTCTACATCTATCACCGTACGCCCTTGAGGGTTATCAATGTAGTTGCCCTCGTTATCTGATTGGTCTTTTTCTATCGCTTTTTGCATTTCTACCGAAAGCACTCCATAGCGGTTAAGCAATAATTTTAGCACCGTCTTTTTTGCCATTAGGTCAAACTCGTCTTTCCAAAGTCCTCTGTTTGTTTTTGCGTATGTTTTTGAGTATTTAGACGCGTGTGCTTGTAGCTGCTCAATGGTCATAAATAGCGATTGTTGAAAACCGTTGAGTAACTCAATGTAAGCAAGGTAACCGATAACTGCACCACTTGGATTTTCGCCTAAAAAATCAATATGCCCCGTTACCTTGTTGCGTTTAATCTCACCCTCACGAATTTCGCAAGTATTAATCGTTTTGTATTGCCCGCTGCGAATTGCTAACTGAACAAACCCCTTATACCCCATTTGAAATTGAGGAATAGTGCGATTGGTTTGTCGGTCAAAGTAAGGTATTACATACGCATACCCTAAGTTCTTATTTAGTGGCAAATTCAATGCAGTTGCATTCATTGCGCATTTCATAAGGTCAGCAGGTTCGCATTGTGATAGTTCTTTGTTGCTATCTGAAAGGGCTAAAAGGTTCGATACAAATTCGCTCTTTTTTGCGCCCAAATTTTGCTCTAAGAATTTATCGGACTTGTTAAGGAAGTTCGCTAATGATTGTCTTTGTAATACTTGTGTTTCCATTGTGTTATAATATTTGAATGTTATTACTAATGATGTATTGTTTTAAGGCTTGTAGTTGTTCCATCGTGCCTTGTACCGTGAAAGTTGTTTGTACTAATGCAGGTGCTTGTGTAGCCTCTTGTGATGGTTCAGGTTGTACTGGTGCTGCAGGTTGTACTTCATTCACTTGTGCGGGTGCTTGCAAAGGGGCTGTTTCTCTTGCTCTTGCTTCAGCGGCTAATCTTGCTTGCTCGGCTGCTGCTCGTTGCGCCTCGATACGTTGTAATTCAGCTTCACGTTGTTGCTTGCGGTATTGTGCATTCTGTATAGCCCTTGTAACATCAAGCGTTTGCTTGTACTCGGTTAGCATTTCAGCCTTAAACTCGTCAGGTTCATTTAGGCTTTCAATGAGTTGTATACTTTTGGTTACCTCACCTACAAATCCTGCTACTTGCTCTTTAAGGCTCTTATCGCTGGTGCTAAGTGTGATATTCAGAGGCAAGCGTTCAAAGATGAGGAAGTCGATACTTTGTGCAGCGCAAAACTCAGTGAAATACTCTTTGATACGTGCGCTTTTGTCGCTTATTAGCCGATTTTGCACCTCGTCAATTTTCGCTTTCAGCGTGCTATCAGCCTTATCGTAATGTACTTTGATGTGCTCTTTGTACGCCTTTTCAAAAGCTTCATAAGGAGCATTTACCTGCTCTTTGATAAACTTGCGTTGTGTCTCGAACACTTCAAGTTCTTTGCGTAACATCGTACGAGTGTCTTTCGCACTTTTCCAAGTTGCCTCAGTGACTAACTGGTTGTCGAGGTTCAATTCAGCGATTTTCGCCTCAATTTGTTGCCCTACCGCTTTTATTTGCTCATAGATAATGATAGGGGGCTGTTTCAGTGTTATTAATTCTTCATTCATTTGGTTTATGTATTTTAGGTTATTACTTTTCTTTGTTTTGTGGGGCATTCGGCTAACTACCTAACATTATTGCTTCAGCCAGCCGAAGCCTACAATTAAATAACAAATGAGCGGATTTAAGACATTTTCTTTATCATTTTGTTAATCTCATTGCGCTTTGTTCTCAACTCGTGCAAAAACTCACTACTGCTAATCTCTTGTACTTCATACTTACTATCTTGGTACGAATTAGACATTAAGAAACTCAATGTATCAATACCCGTATTATCAACTCGCAAGGCTGTTAATGATGAGTTGTTAGTAAGTGGCAATTCTTCATAAACGCTAATACACCAACTGATATTATTAAACTTCACTCGGTAGCATTTGCCTAATTCTAAGGTTGTGTTTTGCTCTTTCATAGTTGTAATAATTTTTAATTGTTAAATAAACTGGTGATAGTCGTGTGATAAACTTTCATAGTAACGGTTGCGCTCGTCAATTCTATACTCTTTCACAAGTCTTTCGTACTCAGATTCAAGTTTATCTTGTGCTTCAGCCCATTGTTCATTACTAAGGTCGTAGTATACCGTATGTTTACCCACTCTCTTATAGAGTTCAGACTCAACGCTCAAAACGCCCTTATTATAGCAGCCCGATAGGCGCATAGTGTAGCAGCCGCAATTAGCTTTTAAATGCCACCACCCCTCGTGGTCGTTATCTTTTTCAGGGCGCAAAGCCGCTTTTAGCTTATCAAAAATAGACTTGGAAATGTAATCATCTTCATTCATAGTATGTTGAAGTAATAATGGTGATACAAGACCTTGCAATAAGTTTTCAAAGTCTTTTTCAATAGGCTTCTTGTCGCCTAAAGCGATGTTAAAAGCCTCTTTTTCAAAAGGCTCACACTCATTATAGCGTTTGCCTTCGTAGGTTACATAGCCACCTTGTAGAAGAATTTGGCTATTTTGTTTGGTAGTTTCGCTCATTTGTTGTATTTTTGCCATCGTATTAAAAAATTAATTAAGATTAAGATTCTAAGGCGGTGCTGGGATAGTACCGCTTTTTTTATTAGCTATTTTGTCGGTAGCGTTCGCATTCAGCGAAAAATTGCGCCTCATACTTTGATATATCTACCACTTTCTTTTGTCGTTTAGGAGACGGCTTGCTACCTTCCACAATAGCAAGCTCGTCATTAGTACGAATAATCTCATTTGCAAGAGTTCTTATTGCGCTTTCGAGACACAATTTTGTAGTCTCTAATTCTTTTACCTTACTCTTTAAGAGTCGTATTTGTTGCTGCTTGTTCATATCTCAAGGTTCTATACTTATTAAGTAGTGTTTCTTTCTCTATTTCGCTATCAAACTCGAACAAATCATCTATATTGTCGGTTTTAGCAAACTTCTTTAAAGGGTTGTAATTTTCTATCTTCAGAAACATATAAGGTCGCATATACAACCAGTGACTAATTGTTACGGGTTGCTTACCCACCTCGATAGAGAAATCAGCTATACGATTTACAATAATACTTCTTGCTTCGCTTGTTAATCTCATATTATTTATTAATTTTGCAACGTTAATAGTAACGTTTCATTTTGACGTTGCAAAGATACAGATATTTTCTGTATTAACAAATAATTTGACAGATTTTTTCTGTATTTATTTGTTATATTTTTGTAATAAATTGATTTTTAAACAAATATAAATATGGGCTTTTTTGATTTTCTGAAGAAAAAAGAGTTAGGTAAAATAAAATACTTAGAAAGTAGGGTAAAAGATTTAGAAAACCAAACTGATTATTTGTCTAAATCTTTAACAAAGTATTCTCCACTAATAGATTTAGAAAGGGAAGCTAATAGATTACAAGAAAATATAGCTAAAATAGAAAGAGATAAAATATCAGTCTTAGACCAGTACGAACAACTTAAAAAACAATATCAAACCGCCTTTGCCACATACGAGGAATTAAAAAAGAAAATAAGTGTCTTTGAAGATGATTTAGAAATGGCAGAGTATGGAGTTTATCAACCTCACTTCAGTTTTGATACTTCTGAGGAATATAAGCAGAAAATACTTTTTTATAGGAATGAGGCTAAAGCTATGATAAAAGAAGACACAGCAGTAAATGGTGGTCATAATATCACTTGGAATGGTAGTCTTTCAAAAGGACAAGCTATGGTGAAAAGGGAAAAACAATTGATGTTGCGCGCTTTTAACGGCGAAACAGATAGTTTTATAGCTAATGTAGATTGGAATAATATTCTAAAAATGGAAGAGCGATTGAATAAATCATTTGAAGCTATAAATAAAGTATATAAAGAACAAGGATTAGCTATTTCTGAAGCGTATAAAAGTTATAAAGTATGGGAATTGCAACTAACTTATGAATACAAAAATAAGTTACAAGAAGAACGAGAAGAACAAAGGGCTATTCGAGAACAAATGAGAGAGGAGGAACGTGCTGAAAAAGAACTTGAAGCAGCAAGAATAAAGGCTGAAAAAGAGGAAATTATGTATATAAAAGCTCTTGAAAAGGCACGTAAAGAAGTAGGAACTGCCGTAGGTAAAAAACAAGATGAATTATTACAAAGAATAGCAGAACTTGAGGCAGGGCTTGTAGGAGTAGAAACATTGAAGCAAAAAGCTATATCAATGGCACAGCAAACAAAAATGGGGTATGTTTATGTGATTTCCAATATAGGTGCTTTTGGCGATGATGTATATAAAATAGGGATGACACGTAGGCTTGAACCTACAGACAGAGTAAAAGAACTTGGTGATGCAAGTGTCCCTTTCCCTTTTGATATTCACGCTATGATTTTTTCAGAAAACGCTCCAGAACTTGAAACAAAGTTGCATAATATTTTTGTAGACAATCGAGTGAATATGACTAACTATAAAAGGGAGTTTTTTAATATCTCATTAGAACGGATAGAAGAAGAGGCTAAAAAATTAGGTGCAAAGGTAGAATTTACTAAACTTGCAGAAGCAAAAGAATATAGAGAGACACAAGCATTGAAAAAGAAACTTTTTCATCAGGAAACAATAGTAGACAACGACTTTCCTAAGAGTATTTAGTCTTTTAGTTTTACTTTATCACCATTTTTGATAAAGTTCATTTTATTGAGTTCATTAAGTATTTTTTTGAGTTCATCACTAAGAGCCCATAAATAAGGATTTTCGTTAAAATTATCATACTCAAGGTCAGGAATAACATTCCAGTCTCTTTTCATAAGTCTAAAAGTGGTATATACTATAAATCTTTGAAGTCTTTGATACTCATCTTTATAGTACATCAGTTGTTTGATAATATCACTATCTAACTCCATAATTACAAATGTTTAATTTTTAAAGTGCAAAGGTAAAAACATTTTTAATAATACAGAAAAAATCTGAATAAAAAAATGAAATCATTTACTCCTCCCCAAATAATAGAGGCGTTGGCAGATTATTTAAAAATATCAGTTGCCGAATTGTCTCAAAAAGCAGGATATGAAAGAGCCCAATCTTTCTATGATGTGCTAAACGGAAAAACTAAAAACATAAGCCCCAAAATGGCTAAAAACATAGTTTCAGCTTTCCCCGAAGTGAATAAAGATTGGCTTCTTACTGGCAACGGTGAAATGCTTGTACAAAATACTCCTGAGGAAGAACCTGAAGAAGAAACATATTTGAGAACCGAGCGCAACAGATATGGATTGTCTTTGCAGCGCATTCAAGAACTCACCAACTTACCTATGAAAAAACTCAAAGCATACGATAATGGTGATGAGGATGTGCCTGATGATATATTAGAAGCCTTTGAGAACCTTTTTCAGAGAATAGAAAACGAATATAACGAGAGTGATGAACAAGACGATACTTTGCCAGTACTCATAACCGATGAAATGGTTTCCAATGTAAAAGTACCATTCTATGAGGTAGATTTCACGGGAGGATTTACATCCCCCGAAATGTTCTCTGAAGTAAAACCCTCATTCGTTATAAGTTCCCCCAGCTTTGCAGGGGCAGATTTTGCTTGTGTACTCATAGGAAATTCAATGTCAAGGCGTATAAAAAATGGGTCTGTTATTGGGTTAAAAAAAATAGAAGAATGGTGGGAATATTTTCCAACTAACGAAATATACGCTGTCGTTACTAAAAACTGGTTACGTACTGTTAAAATAGTAAAGAGAAGTAAAAAAGAAGGTTATATAGACCTTATCCCTGACCCCTTACCTGAATATAATAATCCAGAGTATGAAACAGAAACTATACGAATGGACTATGTAGTAGGATTTTATAAGGTAATAGCGCACGCATTTTTTGAGCGAATGTCGTTTTAAATATCTTTTTCGTTCATAACCAATCAGAAGCACACACCTAAAAACGGCAATATAGGCTATAAAAACGACAATCTAAATGCGTATATTTATTTGATACATAAATATTTACACGCTAATTTTCCGACAAGGTAGAAAATTGACAAAATAGATAAAATTACAATTTTGACGTTTCGTATAATGTTGAAAATAAGAATATTACAAAATTAAACTTACAACCAGCCCCGACTGTTAATCAGAGGGTCACTGGTTCAAGTCCAGTAGGGGGAGCAAGAAAAAAGCAATACTTTTTAGTATTGCTTTTTTTGTATCCTTTCTTTACTTTAATATTAGTTCAATATAACTTTGTGATTTCTTATTCTTCCTTCCTTAATGTGAGTTCGACGTAAGTAATTATTAAATAATCAGCAAAATGTTTTAAATCTCCCACGAATTTCACGAATTTTCACGAAATAAGAACTGTAAAAAAACCTTTACTTTATATTATCTCACGAATTTTCACCTGACGGTGAATTATTTTGTGAATATATTATGTTACAAAGCTGTAAATCAATGTTCTGTTATATCGAACTGACGTTCCTTAGTGTAGATTTTGCCTTGTAGAGGAATTGTTCCCTATATTTTAGGAGATAATAGCAACTCTCCTGTCTCTCCATCTATTTTATAAACATCGTATTCATATTCAGAAGTAGTGGGTATAGCTATTTGATAACATCTGTGATTGTTAAAAAATCCCCTACTAATATTGATATGAATAGCAGCTAACAAGTCAATTCCATATTCTTTTTTCATCTTTTTTATCAAATCATTCAATGAAAAGGAAAATCCCTCATCAGCATCTATTTTCTTTTGCAATTTCCCGTTGCTATCAAAATATTCCCAAATACCAACTTCCATTCTATGAAATTTCTCACCTCTTGATACTTGTCTCTTTTGTTTTGCATCATAAGTATACAGATAAGTATATGGATTTGTCGCATTGCTTAACTCCACTTCAATAATTTTATCTCCCTTAGTGATTTTCACCTTGTTATTCCCCTTTTTTAAAAATTTAGTGTTGGGAATAGGAGAAAAAGAAGTGTCCACTTCCCAATCCTTAAAAACCTTTTCATCAAAGCGTTTCATATCGCGCAAATCAAACTCTTGAGCCTTACAGCCCAAACTAAATAGCAATAATGTATATAGATAGAATGTTTTCATCTTGCATATATTTTTTAGATTACCAAAACTATTAGATAAAATTTATCGTGGAAGGGGAGGTTTAGAAGCTTATTTTTCCTTATCTTCTAATCGATATATATCATTCATATTATCATTAAAATCCTTTTCTGAAGATAACATTTTATCAAAAAGAATTTCACCATTATCAGCACTTATGGTTATATACCTAATTTCTTGTCCTCTTGTATTAGGCTTTGTAATACTAATAATATAAATAGGAACGCTTCTATTGTACCTATCTACATTTAAAAGCAAATTCATATCCAACAAATCAATACTAAATTTTTGATTTACTAGTGTTATAATATCTTTTACACTTAATTTATAGGGTTCATCATAATCTACCTCTTTAATTAACTTGCCCGTTTTGCTCCAATTTTTCCAAATACCTATTTGGCAATTATAGAAGAAATAAGATTGTAGAATCAGACGTTTGGTGCGGATATCATACTTATATTTATTTTTATAAGGATTTGCAATGTTACTAACTTCTACTTGAATAAAACTATCCGTTTTGATAATCCTAACCCTTTCATCTCCTTTTTTTAGAAATCTATCCCAATCATACATTTGAACATATTGTGTATCCACTTCCCAATCCTTAAAAACCTTTTCATCAAAGCGTTTCATATCGCGCAAATCAAACTCTTGAGCCTTACAGCCCAAACTAAATAGCAATACTATGTATAGATAGAATGTTTTCATTTTTTATTTAAAGAAGGATTGTATATCTCTTCTATAGATTTTTTAAATTCCTCTTTTGAATGTATTTCTTTTTCTAAAAGAATTTCACCATTAGTAGCACTTATGGTAATATATTTGGCTTCTATACCTGTCATTGTATCAGGATCAGGAATTCTAATAATATAAATGGGATTTTCTTTATCATATCTATGAATTGTTAAATCTAAAGAGATATCCATTAAATCTAAATTCAATTTCTGTTTGCAAATTGCTATAAGCTCCTCAACAGATACTTTATAAGGGGCATCCCAATTTTCTTCTTTGATAAGTTTCCCTTTTTCATTATAAGTATAAGTTTTCCCTATAAGTACACTATAGAAAAATTTGGTTTCTTGCATTAGTATATTAGTCTTAGGATAATACCTATAAACATACATATAGGGATCTATGATGTTTGTTAGTTTTATTTGTTTGGACTTCTCGCCTATACTTATCTCAACTCTATCATTGCCTTTCTTCAAATAAGTAGTGCCAGGGAAAACTAATTTAGAAGTATCCACTTCCCAATCCTTAAAAACCTTTTCATCAAAGCGTTTCATATTGCGTAAATCAAACTCTTGAGCCTTACAGCCCAAACTAAGTAGCAATAATGTATATAGATAGAATGTTTTCATCTTATCTCTTATCTC